ATTCCCAAACAGCTTCAGTTATAGCGTGTTTAACTGCAACGGGTGGTGGTCTTAGTTTTGTCATAATATTTCTCCTTTTTGCTAAAACCACTTTACTTTACTTTTTTTCTAATGTAAAGCTTAAAATAATTAAATGTAAACAAAAGAGGTTAAAATGGATAATAAAGTAATATTAAGTTTAGATGAAATAAGACATAAACTAAGAGATAGGAACTTAACAAAGGTGGCAAAAAATGCTAACGTATCAAGACCTGTTTTATATCAGATAATAAATAATGAAACTGACCCTAAATTTTCAACGGTAGAAAGAATTTCTGATTACTTACAAGAAGATTCCGTTACATGGGTTTCAACATAATTAAACCCCCAGAGGATTTCACAACTCTGAGGGTTATAAGCAATAAAGAAGAAGTATTTTGCAATACTAATAGATTACAAGGAGTAACCTAAAACAATGAGTAACCTAGTTTCAAACGTAATTCAAACAAAATTAATAGGTTCACCCACAAAAAAAGCAATTTTAATGTATATGGCAGATAAGGCCAGTGACGATGGAAGCGGTATTTGGGTGAGTAAAGGCAACATGGCGGCAGATTTAGAAATGTCTAGCCGCGCTGTTCGTCAGCATATAAAAGAAATGTTGGCAATGGGTGTTTTAAAGGTAACAGGGCAAAAAGAGTGCCGCCACGGTTACACGATAGATTATCAAATTAATTTACAAATAGTTAGCCAATTACCTTCAACTAGACCACCCCTGAATGACGTTCACCCCTACCACGGCATGACATTCAGTCCTACCCCTGCACAAGGTTCACCCAAACCATCCAAAGAACCATCCAATGAACCTATTATATTAGTACGTTCTATTGATGTGGTTGTAGAACAGTTTAATAAGTTTTGGGATAAGTATCCTAGAAAAACAGCAAAAGCACCCGCACAAAAGGCATTTCCAAGAGCAATAATGAAAATTAGTTTTGAAGAACTTATGGAAAAATTAGATGTTTTTATTGATGTTCATAAAGATACAAAGAAACAATTTTTACCTCACGCCAGTACATGGTTAAATCAAGAGCGTTGGTATGATGAATATGAACAGCCAAATAATAATTTAGATTTACAAAAAACAGTTTTAAGCGAGATGTTAAATGCGAAATAATGAACTAAAAGAAAAAACGTTAAAAATGTTGGGGCGGTTAAATGCTCCTAGAGCGGTGCAAAATAACGATGAAAACATGAAAAGCGAAGCTGAGTTTCTATGCAATCAAATTATAAAATTAGCACCAAGCAAAAATTATATTGAATGGTTTCAAGACTTTGAGCAAAATATACTTTCTAATTTAGAAACTAGGACTTGGCCAACTGCAAAAGAAATTAGCAAATCAGCAAAAGCAATAGCACCAAAACGGCCTGAATTTAGGGAACTGTCGCCTGAAAAATATCAACCTAACGAACTTAAAATTAACGCAGATAGAATAAATAATGGTGAGCCAGTAGGCGAAAATTATGTTTTTGGTTCACTTGCTGAACAGATGGTTAGGGTTGGCCTTGTTGCAGAAAAACAACTAGAGCCATACAAAGAATACTTGAAACGTATGAAAAATGATTAGATTATGTTACACAGGTAGCGAGGTTTCGAACTCCTCCCTGTTCGACATTGTTCCGCTTTATACTGCTTTTTTACGGACTCAATACCTCGCCAACTTTCCCCTGCCTTGCGCGGGGGACTTTTTTCAGTATAATGCAAATTAACAGAAAGGGCGCACCCATGGATGATGGACGGTCTTGGCCTGCTGATAAGGTAGAGCGAAGAAACATAGAAACGCTTATACCATATGCTAGAAATAGTCGCACCCATAGCGATGAGCAAATTACTCAAATAGCGGCAAGCATTAAAGAATGGGGTTTTACAAACCCTATTTTAGTCGATGCTCAAAATGAAATAATAGCGGGTCATGGCAGACTTTTAGCGGCTAAAAAATTAAATTTAAAAGAAGTACCTTGTATTCAAGCCGATGATTGGACGGAAGCCCAAAAAAAAGCATACGTTATAGCTGATAATAAATTAGCACTAAATGCGGGTTGGGATGAAGAACTTCTTAAAGTAGAATTTAACGAACTTACTGATTTAAATTTTAATTTAGAATTAACAGGTTTTTCATTAGATGAACTTGGTAACCTTTTCGATGAAAAAGAAGAAGAAATAAATAGGGCGGGTAATTTAACCAATAAATTTTTAGCACCGCCATTTAGTGTGTTAAATAGTCGTGACGGTTGGTGGCAAGATAGAAAGAAAAAATGGATAGAATTAGGAATAGAATCAGAAGAAGGTCGTGCTGAAGAATTAACCTTTAATAATAATATAGCTGAAATGGCGGGTATGAAAATTAGTAACACTAGTGTTTTTGACCCAGTTCTTTGCGAGTTAGTTTATAGGTGGTTTTGTCCTAAAAACGGCAATATTGTTGACCCTTTTGCGGGTGGTAGTGTAAGGGGTATAATTGCCAGTAAATTAGAAAAAAATTATTTTGGTCATGAACTTCGGTCTGAACAGGTAGAAAGTAATAGAAAGCAATCTGAATTAATTTGCGAAAACTTTTTACCTATTTGGGAAATCGGTGATAGTATAAATATTGATAAAACTTTTAAAGATGTAAAAGCCGACTTAATTTTTAGCTGTCCCCCTTATGTAGATTTAGAAGTTTATAGTGATGATAAAAACGATTTATCTAACATGGATTACAATAGCTTTTTAATTAATTATAAAAAAATAATAGAAAAAAGTTGTAGTTTATTAAATAATGACGCTTTCGCTTGTTTTGTAGTTGGCGAAGTTAGAGACAAAAAAGGTTATTATTATAATTTTGTAGGCGAAACTATAAATGCTTTTTTGGATAGTGGTTTAAAATTTTATAACGAAGCCATATTAGTAACTATGGTCGGAAGCCTTCCTCTTAGAGCGGGTAAAGGTTTCTCAGTTTCTAGAAAGCTAGGTAAAACACATCAAAACGTGTTAGTATTTGTAAAAGGCGACCCCCGATTAGCCGCCGAAAAATGTGGCGAAGTAGAAATAGACTTATCGGGTTTCGATGATGAATAAATTATGCGTTAAAAATATGGGCAAAGTTGCCAAGGTCGTTAATAGCATAAATCATTGTTTTGTTATCGCCAAAGGTTTTAGCATAAGCCTTAGCATCTTCTGCGCTAGTAAACTCTTGCCTAGTACGTTTAGCACCGTAACCTCTAATAGCCGAAAACTTTATAGCGGTTTCGTAGCAAAACTGTTCGTGCGGGTTTGTAAATGTAATATCCATAATAATTCCTTTAATGCTTGTAAACTATAATATAATAAAACGTAAAGAATGTCCAGATGGAAGATAAAAAAAATTTAGGCGGTAGACCAAAAATAGTTTTAACGGACGAACAAAAGCGTGAAGTTGAAACATTGGCGGCAGTTTTAACAACAGAACAAATAGCTGATTATTTTAGTATAAGCAGGCGTGTTTTCTTTGACATATTAGAAAGGGATGAAGAGGTTTCTGCACTATATAAAAAGGGAAAAGCAAGGGCTGTTGGATTTGTAGCGCAAAATTTAATACAAAAAGCAAGAACAGGTGACTTAGGCGCACAAATATTTTATTTAAAAACTAGGGCAGGGTGGAAAGAAACGCAACGCATCGAAGGCGCAGGCGACACAGGCGAACACGTTATAGCTTATAAGTGGTTGGACGATGACGACGAGGACGATTAACTACCGCCCCCGAAAGCTAGTAAAAAGTTTTCACAAACGCCAAGAAAGATTTGCTGTAATTGTTGCCCATCGTAGGTTTGGCAAAACAGTTGCGGCTATAAACGATTTAATTAAAACTGCATTAACCACAGACCGCAAGAATGTCAGGGTTGCTTACATCGCGCCATACTACCGCCAAGCCAAAGCAATAGCGTGGGACTACCTGTTAGAATATACACAAGACGTTGAAGGTGTTGCTTACAATACTTCTGAGCTTCGTGCCGACTTTCCTAATGGGGCTAGATTTAGACTGTTTGGAGCAGATAATTATGACGCAATGCGTGGTTTATATTTTGATAGCGTTGTACTAGACGAGCCTGCGGACTTTCCCGCAAACGCTTGGCCAACTGTAATAAGGCCATCTTTGTCAGATAGGCAGGGTAAAGCTACATTTATAGGAACGCCCAAAGGTAAAAATGAATTTTGGGAAATTTATAACAACGCACAAAACAACGATAAATGGTTCTGCGCGATGTATAAAGCAGACGAAACAGAAATACTTGACAAAGAAGAATTAGAAGAAGCAAAATCTACTATGGGCGAAGATAGGTTTGCCCAAGAATTTTTGTGTAGTTTCGAGGCGGCTATACAAGGTGCTTACTATGCGCAAGAAATGAAAACAGCTAAAACAGAAAATAGAATTACCTCTGTACCTTATGACCCTGCAAGCTCTGTAATAACAAGTTTCGACTTAGGTATAGGCGACAGCACTGCTATTTGGTTTGCGCAGTTTGTAGGTCAAGAAATACATCTTATTGATTATTATGAAAACTCTGGTGTCGGTTTAGACCATTATGCAAAAGTTTTGCATGAAAAAGGCTATCATTACGAAAGTCATATTTTGCCGCACGACGTAAAGGTTAAAGAGTTAGGAACTGGCAAAAGCCGTTTAGAAACTTTAGATAATTTAGGCGTAAGAAATATAGAAATAGCACCAAAATTAAGTGTTGATGATGGGATACAAGCTTCACGTTCTATGATTAATAAATGTTGGTTTGACGAAGAAAAATGTGAACGAGGTATAGAAGCCTTATTACAATACCGCAGAGAGTTTGATGAAAAACTTAAATCTTGGCGTGGCAGACCTTTACACGATTGGACATCACACGGAGCTGATAGTTTTAGATATTTAGCGGTAGGTTATAGACCAATACAAAATTGGGGCGAACCAATAAAACGTAATCTTAAAGGTATAGCGTAATTAAAAATAATATGTTATATAAGTTTTAATGTTGACAACATTATTAGAATAAATAAAACACAAGGAATATAAATGCCCTACGGTAAAAAACGAAAAGGCAAGAAAAAATAAAGTCGAAAGACATTAAATTTGAACGTATAGGAGTTAGAAATTATATTATATATATTTCTAGCCACCCTAAAAAAATCACACATTATTGTTGCAAAAAAGGCGAATAAATGGCTTTTTCCAATTATACGGATTTGCAAGCTTCATTAGCTGAATGGTTAAATAGAAGCGATTTAACAACAGTTATTCCAGATTTTATTAAATTAGCCGAAGCTGATATGAATGATAAATTACGACATTGGCGAATGGAAAATAGAGCAACAGCGGTAGCAAATTCACAATTTACAGCGATACCAACAGATTTTGTTGAACCAATACGGTTACATTTAGAAACCGACCAAAGAGCTATAGAACTTGTTTCAGTTAATGAAATACAAAGGCTTAGACAGGCAAATGCAGATATTACTGGTGAGCCTGTTAATTACGCTATTGTTCAAGGCGAAATAGAATTATTCCCAAAACCTGACGCTTCATATAATTTAGAATTATATTATTATGCCAAAATACCTTCATTAAGTGGAACTCAAACAACAAATGCAATATTAACAAATTTTCCAAATGTTTATTTATATGGTTCGTTAGTTCATGCCGCACCATTTTTAGGCGAAGATGCTAGAACACAAACGTGGGCATCTCTATATCAAAGTGCTATAACTGTAATAAATAACGCCAGTGACGGAGCAAAAACTAATTCTAGTGGGCGCAGAATTAAGATTAGGAGCTACTAATGGCGACTATTGTAAAACGTGCAACTAAAGGCGCTCCGCTTACGCATGATGAAGTTGACGCTAACTTTGAAAATCTAAATACAGATTTAACAG